CGCGTCCGTGCGGCGCTCGGCGTGCTGTCGAAGCGCTACGGCTGGGTCGACCGCACCGAGGTCTCCGGGCCCCAGGGCGCGCCTCTCGAGGTCCACACGACGCTGCAGGTGCCAGATCCGGGTGAGGGCCAGGCGTTGATCCGGGGTCTGCGGGAGCGGCTGCAGGCCCAGGCGTGAGCCGCTCGATCGTCTGGGTCGACCCCTCGGGCTTGGCGGCCCACCCCGACGATCCCAGCCAGATCGTCCGCGTGGCGGTCGGGGCCTTCGACGATCCGCTGTCGCTGTGGTCCCCCCACGCACCCTCGGTGCCGTGGCTGTCCATGGCGCTGCTCGACGAGAGCCTCGGCACCATCGCCGCTGACGAGACCGCCGATCCGGCTGTGATCGATGCGCTGCTCGAGCAGGCCGAGCGCAGCTTCGACGGCGTGACGAGCGAGCCTGAGCAGTCCATCGTGCTCGTGCCTGCGGTGCACGCCCAGGTGTTCGACAATCGCAGAAAGCGCCTCGGCCTCGCCGGCGGCCGCAACAGCATGAAGACCTGGTCCGCGGTGACATGGGCGGTGCTCGAGGTCTGGCGGCACCCCGTCAACGTGATCTTCGCTCGCGAGGTGCAGTCCTCCATGCGCGCAAGCTCCAAGCGCGCCGTCGAGGGCCGCATCGCGCAGCTCGGGCTGGACGGCTTCGAGATCCAGCGCGACATCATTCGCCACGACAACGGCGGTGAGCTGTCGTTCATCGGCCTCGAGCGCAATCCCGACTCGGTGCGATCGACCGAGAACGTGCGGGCCGTGATCGTCGAGGAGGCCCACCGCATCACCCAGCGCTCGATCCGGATCCTCGAGCCCACTCTCCGTCGCCCGGGTGCCCGGGCGATCTACGTCTGGAACCGCGTCCAGACCTCCGATCCGGTGGATCAGATGTTCTACGGGTCGGGCGCCGAGCACCCCGTGGTGCACACGACGTGGAAGGACAACCCCTTCATCTCACCCAGTGTTGTCACCGACGTGATCAGGGACATCGACCGCGACCCGGTCACCGCTCGGCACGTGTGGGGCGGTCAGCCGCTCATCCGCACCGACGCCCGCGTCTTCTCGGACTCGAGCTTCCGCGTCGCCGACCTCGACGACCAGGTGCCCGAGCGCACGGTCGCCCGGTACGGCGCCGACTGGGGCTTCACCGCCGACCCGACCGTGCTCGTGCAGGTCTACGTCTGGGGGACCACGCTGTACGTCCGTCGCGAGGCCTACGCGATGGGACTCGGCATGGATGAGGTGCCCGCCCTGTTCGCTGGGTCGGACGCCCGTGAGCGCTGGCAGAACCCTCGGGGCTATCCGGGCATCCCTGGCGCGCTGCACGGTCGGATCTACGCCGACAGCGCCGGGCCCGCCTACATCCGCTTCCTCCGAGACCGCGGATTCACGGGCATCCGCGGCGCCAAGAAGGGCGCCGGCTCCATCGAGAACGGCATCGCCAAGATGCGCAGCTTCGACATCGTCGTCCATCCGAGCTGCGTGCACACCCTCGACGAGCTCCGCAC